TTGTAGATCAGAACATCATTGCATTCTGTGGCGCCGTCTCGTGGATAGAACCACCAGATCTCGCCCCACCGTTTGACTGGAAGACCCCATACCTTCTGTCTGAACTCGTAAGTCAGACCGTCGAAGAAGTAGTTGATGTTCTTATCGTTGGGGAGCTCTTGAACCACACCGTTATAGATATAGAAGCGATCGACACCAATCCAGTAGTAGATACCATCAACCTCGACCGGAGTCTTGGTTGAGATAATTGTTGTATCAGCTGAGACGATGTCGTAGCGGAACGGGTCCTGGGTAGGTAGTCCTGTTGAGGGATTGATTGTTGCTCCGGTGAAGCTGACCCGAATAAGCGAGTCAAGCGCCCAGAACAATCCAGACGGAGAAGCCGATCCACCACGGATAGGAAGTGCTGCAACAATCTTAGATGATGATGCGTTGACCTCGTTAGCCAGACCTGAATCCCATGCCTGAAGCGGGACATCAGCTGTCGGATCATTGTTCCTTATCAGTCCATTGTCACCATAGACAAATGTGAAAGGATGGAGCTGAACAACACCACCGCTCACCTTAATCTCTGTCTCAATCCGTTGGCCTACACGATCCCGAACTGTCGGGAACGTTACTCCAGAATTAGCTGTGATAACTGTATTCGTACCATTGTAGAGAGCAGTACAAGCATATGAAGTTGATAGCCTGTTAGGTACTGCAGTTGCTGATGAGAATACAGCTAAGAAAGGAGTTGCAGTGCTTGTAAGAGTGAATGGATTGCCTGCTACAGTTGCTGTTACAGCAGAGGTAGCAGTTGTGTTCGTCTGAGCTGCTAGGAGAGTCGCATCCTTCAGCACGCTCATTGTTGCTGTGGTATTCCCTAGGTTCCCGTAGAACACATTGGTATCCACATTAGTGTCAATATAGAACAGGTTAGGAGATGCATGGGCTAACAGTTGCAGCGGATTACCTGCTCCACTAGTGTCAACCACAGCATCAAATGACCATGTGTTGTTCTGATCTGCCACAAATTGAGTCGGCAGTTTGTAGTCAGCAATACCAGCACCACCAACAATCTTCTGTTGTTGAATGCTCTGGATACCGCCGTACCATCCTGCTGCTATTAAATTCTGTCCTTGGTTGCTGCTGAGGAACCCTCCACGGTAAATATCTTTACCTGAGGGTGTTATCTCAGTATAACCTCTCACCTTACGGGGACGACCACGATTGAACCGCGTCCATACCCCTTCGGTGTATTCATCGGAGTCAAAGTCGGTACCATCCCGTTTGATACCGGGTCTGGTGTACAGCTGAAATACCTGTTCTGCCATGGTACCTCCTTATTAGATTACGCCGCCGTCGATTCCACCGAGAGCGCCAAAAGTTCCTGTTACATTCTGATTGCCAATGATAGTCGAATTGACTGGTCTAGCTGTTGTGCCAAGCTGATGAGTCAGCGAGCTGGCATTACCAAACAGAGTCTCAGCCTGCGATCCAGCAACTGCTGTGCTAAGTACTCCGTCTACATTGCCGCTATAGAAGCCGGTGCTCTCGTCATTATCGAAGAACATACCGGGCAATGCTGCTGTACCAGGGTTTGCGTTAACAAACTGTCCACCGGGTAGCGATGAAACGCCTGGGTAGACATTGCCAATACCATCAGTTGCAAGCACAGAGTACTGAGTACCAGTGATAGTCACAGTGTTGCCTGCAATAGATCCAGCACCTCGGAAGGTGATGTTCCTTGCTGTCGCTGTGGCCGCGTTGTGCACTACATACAGAGCAACACGCTGGGGCAAGATGACTGTTTGGTTAACCTGAACATTCTGGAAATCAATCACAGTGCCAAAGTCTTGGTTCTGCAGTGTGTAGGTTGAGCCTGATGCTCCACTACCAGCCTGACAGTCGACAATAGTTGCATTGTAAGCAATACCAGACGAGCTGTTGATTGATGTGCCTTGCGACACTGAACCAATCATTGACACCCAAGCACCATTGCCAAGGAAGGCAAAGATACCGAAGGCACCCGGAGCAACATAGGTTGTTCCATTTGTTACACCGTCAAGCACCTGTGCGGTCACTTCGAGCCTACCGGTCGAAATATTCTTAAGGATGTAATAGGTACCAATCTGGGGTACTGTCGGATCAGTAGCCGAAGTTGCAGTAGCCAGTGTCACCTGTGCTGCTGAACTGAACGTCAACACCTGCGATGCAAGTGCTGGATATATTGTCTGAGCACCACCACCGATCGCAGTGTTGGTGAACACGGTGTCAAACACATTGCCCGATCCAGTTGCCCGGACTGCAATGCCTCGACCGGCAAGACCGGTAATCGATGCTAAGCCACCTGCTGCCGATGTGGTAACAATAGCCCACTGACCTGCAGCAGACGCGTTATCGCGCACAACCACTTTGACCGAGTTGGACGAGTTGATTGTGACAATCGGAGTCTGACCGACTTGCCCGTTGGCATTGATCTGGATTGAATTGGTACCTAGATTAACCAGTGTAATCTCAGTGCCCGGAGACACCTGATTAGCCGGCGGTAGGTAAAGTATCGGTGATGTGACCAACGATCCATTTAAGAACACATAATCAGCGGCGAAGTTGCCGCTGGCCGTTGTTGTGTCATAACCATTCAGGTTCCAGACCAATGAGATTGAGCTAGTGCCTGCAACATATGTGACTGTGCTCAAGGTAGCATTAGACGGAGCAATTGTGCTACCTGTGAAGGTATTTAGATAAGTAGTCATCCTTGCTGCTCCTGTCTAATAGTTGAACGGTCTGCAGCGCGAGCAGTATCTTCTTCAACTAGTGAAGACATTGAAGCCTGAAGAGCTGCCTGCCATACTGCAATCCTTGGGTCATTCTTGATGAATGGTGTCATCTCGAGCAGTGTGCCGTAGATCATTGCCTCTGGGGCGTTAATAGTAAACCAGTTAGTCTGATTCTCTGTTGAGAGCGGATTGAGCCGCTCATAATAAAGAATCTCAAGTTGATCGTTCAGCTTAGGTGCTGGAGCAACCAACCAGTAGTCGAAGTTATAGTCTGCATAGTAGAGAGGCTTGGCAGTTGTATTAACAATACTCTCTTTGTAGTCGCGGACATACTCATAGCTGCGATTAAACATCTCGCTACGAGTTGACTCTAATGAGCCTGTCTGACCGATCCAGTGCATTGAGATAGTCTTGCGCCAACGCACAGGCTTCTGCACGATGCCTGTTGCGTCGGTCATTCTTGCTACAGTTACTGCCTGCTGGCCGAGTTGCTTCAACCTGTTGCTTAGCTTGCTTTCGCAAAGCATTATAGCAAAAGGTATAAAGTTCGTCACATCATCATCTCGACGCTCAAGGTAGGCGTATATGAGATTGACCAATGTGTCATAAGTCAAAATTGGTGCTATTGCCATATTGCCTCCTTAAGTTGAAACTGAAGCTGAGCCGTTGTCGCAAGTCATAGTAGCTGATGCTGATTTGAACGGATTGGATCCATCGCAGTTAGCAATTTGGTCCCATAGTCCGCTTGTCAGACATGGCGCTGAGAATGAGCTACCTGGCATTGTTAAAGTGCTGCCATCGGTGCCAACCACTGTGATCGAACAGTTCTGTGAAGGGTCTCCAGAGCATGAACAGACTTCAGTTGGCATTGGCATTGTACAGCCACAGCAAGCAAAGTCAGGTCCACCGCCTGAGATACCACATGAAGGGGGAGGTGCCGGACAGGGCGCTCCGCCGCATGATACTCCACCACCAGGGCAAGGAGTACAAGGCATACCGCAGCCACAACCGCAATCAACTGCTGTTCCACCACAAACACCAGCGCAATCCATCATTGCTGAACCACCACACACGCCAGCGCAATCTCTTACTTGACATGAAGCAACGCAGGAGCCTGGTGACGGGCAGTCGCAAGGTACAAATGTTCCGCCGCAAGTTCCAGCACAGTCACGTACCTGACAGGTGCCAGGTGGAACGCAAGAGCCGGGAGATGGGCAATCACAAGTAACATAAGCTGCACCGGGGTCGACGCACATACCGCGACAATCGGTCACATAGTTGCCACCGCAACCAGTCGGGGTACCGCGGCAGTCATAGGCTATACAACTACCTGCTGCTACGCAAGAGCCGGGTGACGGACAGTCACAATTGACGAAGCGGTCGAAGCAACCTGAAGTATAACATTGACCGCCACACTGGTCACACCAATATTCTCCGTTGTTCGTGGTTGTTGCACCGCTTGTATATCCATCGGCAGCAACACCGCTGATCGAAGTCATTGACACACTGACCGACTGACCTGTCTGGGCAGTAGTCCAACCACTTAGTGTACCTGAGAAGTTCGAACTTGAACCACTAGGTGAAGTCACTGACACAGAAGATGTGTTAGCAGTTATGCCAGTAGACCACGATACACTGCCAACTGTCGGGTTGACGTTGGAACAGGACCAAAGTGATGCGACAATACTTGATGTTCCGTTCACAGGACGAGCACAGCGTTCAACAGGAATGGTCAGTGTGACGTCATGAGCGATAGATTGTACATCGCCGACACCAGTTACCCGGATAATCAAACTGTTATTAACTGCGTTCTGCATTGAGTACTGGTTCAGCTGAATCACAAAGTCCCAATCTACCTGACCAGTAATCGTGCCACCAGGAATATTCATCCTAGGTCCAAATCCAGCACCATTAAGATTCAACCTATAGAACAACCCGTGGTACGAGCGCATATAGATAGTCTTCGGATAGGTGCCACTTGGAAATCCTGTACCAGGACACGGCGCTGGCGTAAAGACGCCTGGGTTTACTCGGGCTGGGGTGTCATAGGCATTAGCGTCAGTTCGGTCGTCTGGTAGAGGCACCCCACCTGCTAGGGTGGGTTGCACATGTCGTACTGTAAAAGACATACTGCCTCCTTAGTCGCCGGTGGCAACTGTTATCAAACAAACTGTTCCTGTCGCTACCCATGAGAGTACAACATACTGATTCTCAACAATGCCTGCTAGAGGACGCAGTACTCTGGTTGTTATCGAACCCAAATTAGGTGCGGTGATGTTAATAGCTAGTTTAGATAGCGCAACAACCGCAGGATTCTGGAAGATAATTAATCCAGAAACTGTTCTGTTAGGACCACAGAATGACGCCAATGCTTGACCGGTATGGTCAAGTACAAGGTTTAGTTGAGTCTGACCAGATACAGATATACTACCAGCAGCGTAAACAACAGTCTGATTCAGGTAGTCTCCGCTTAACGTCAAGTTTGGCTGCGTGCCTGTTAACGTAAACGTGCTGAAGTCCTCAGCAACCTGCCGTACAGAGCTACCAAGACCGCCATTGACATTAACTAATCCACCGTCAATACGGACGCTAACCAACCCATTTCTATCTGCGTTGTTGCTGTTAGGCGAAGTTACTGTACTGAGAATCAGTCTACTACCTGTTGCGGTAGCTGAACCACGGAGAGTCAAATCATGGTTGGTTAGTACATTTGACGTCCTGATCTCACCATCAGCTGTAGTGCTAGTGAAGGTGTTGGTACCAGTCCATATACCAAAACGGGTCAATCCCTCAAGGCGTGTCGGTGGCAGTAAAGTGTCGTTATTGAATGTGGTGCTTTCAGATAGCTGAGCGCCAACTAGACGCAAACCAACAAGTCCATTCGAATCGTTAGGACCAATCCATTTTGGAATCTGATTAACACCCTGGTAAGCCATCACATACGTGTAGAAGGTGTTAGGATCTTGATTACTCGTAGCGTATGCAAACGGTGGAGTAATCTTGTTCATCTCGCCAGTGAATGTAGTACCGTATGTGGGTATAGCCCAAGCAATATTAACCTTCAAGCGGTTGTTGGTTGCGTCCCAGTAGGTGTCGGAGGCATCGCGCAAGTCAATCCCTGTTCCACCAGCAGCAATAGGCATTGGTGCAGTCTGGATAACATCTAGAACCTGATCCTGAACATCAGGACGAACTGATAGACGATCTCCTGAGACATTGCCTGCATCGGTGTCAGCAGGATTGTTCTGAGCAAGCTTCAACCAATCACCAAGGCCAACATAAATACCCTTGTTGGCAACACGAGTCGGGTTGGATTTAGCACGCAAGAAGAAGTTCTGAATTGACTGGGGTAGTGTCTGCCATTGCGAGTTAACACCATCGGACACTAGCTGCTTGCGGTTAGTGTTCTGCCATGACGGCCATACACCATTGCCACCACTCAGACGGTAGTAGAAGGTGTTGTCAGTATAAGCTGTGAAACCATTAGCCGTCCAAGTAGCATAGCTCTTGGCTGTATAAGTGCCAGTGTCAGTAGTCTGCTGCGGATGCGCTGCGTTGACGAGATCAGTCCTCGACTGTAGGCCAATGCCAAATCCACCCTGTGCCAAGTCAACCACAGTTGCCTGTGTGTTGCTAAAAGGAGCGGGTAGGTTGGTCGACGGATTACGAGCTACTGATGTAATACCAGTATCCACAGCTGCATCGTTGAACGGTGCATAAGCACTTACTCTGTTGCGCGGCTGCATGTAAGGCACAACTGTTGGATCAGTAGTCACAAAGCCTGTGCCTTGAATACCAGACGAACCAAGTCCAGACCTGACAACGGTCGAGGCGGTTATATTGTTCAGAGTGCCCCAAGGTGTTGCATTAGCAAGCGTTGAAGTCACTGTTATCTGATTGACAGGAGCATTCACCAAGTTGACTCGAGCCTGTGTGGTTGCATTAAGCTGAGCCACAGTGGCTGCAAGCACATTACCCACAGTGATGCCTGTCACACTGTTGAGTGTGATAATCCAAGTACCGTCGATCTGCGGGTTTGAAATAGCAGTCACAACATTGCTGAGAGCTACGTTGGCATAGCTAGTGCCAGGGCTTGTCAGAACGCCGCTGGAGACGTTTGTGGCCAAGGTGAGCGGGTTAGTTACCTGACCTGCCCAAACTGCGTTCACAGCACCGCCAGCAGCAGTAACATTACCCCATTCAATCCTCAAGCCGTCATCTGATACCCGCATAGCGCGGCCAGCATTAGTCTTGATCGAGGGGATGAGGTCAATAATGCCGAGTGTTGCAGCATTGCCTGTAGGTGTCTGCGGATAGCCGCCAACCTTCAAACTGTTGTCCGCTGTGTTGATGAAGAGTTCACCTTCGCGAACTTGTTGGAAGTGAACCGATGTGCCAGCAGGTATAGCTGCTGGGGTTACTTGGCTTAATGTTACAGTTGTCTGTGAGCCCGATGTAGATACACCAAGAACCACAGTGTTCGGGGTTATCAATGTGGTTGAGTCAATAGCCCAATAGTTGACATTGTTCCCACCGAGGTCGGTTGTGTTGAATGTCAGCGTGCTGGCGCCTGCTAACGCAGAGACCGCCAAGTTAGCATTGATCGATACTGGCGCTGTGGCCGTCGTACGCGAGCGGAAATGTTGGATAGGTGTGCCGTTAATAGCTGCCATAGTTACCTCGTATAGTGTGAGATGTTAGGTGCCAGATAAATTGGCATATCATCGGTTTCCTCGTCGCTTACTTCCATCTCCATCTTGTCTGCAATACTCATTAGCAGAGTGGCTTTGCCACTGTCGACATTAGGAAGTTCAATAGCTGAGTCGGCTGCGAATCGAGCCTGTATATAGGGAAGCCAGCGTTCTGGTACATCTACCTGTTGATCATAAGCAAGAGATGTTGCATCGTTAATACGTGAACTAATCAACATATTAACATGAACTGTCTCATCATTACCAACCGGCCAATACCGAACCTGAGGTCCGTAGGATCCACCGATTGGATTCATTGTATTTTGTCGATCAAACCAGTATTGTAACGGGCGATTCGACTGAAATTCTTTATTCGGCAAATTCCAGTAATCATCCCTGTTCAGGGGTGCCATTGGGATTTCACTCAAGTTGTTAAGCATCAGAACAGTTGAGCCTGTTGGGAATGCTGTAGCAGCGAGTGATGTACCGAAGAGCGTGTAGTAAGCTACACGCCAGTAATAACTTGTGTTCTGAATAGGAACTGAAACATAGTTCCAACCAGTTGCTGTAGTCAGCGTTGAGCTGGTAACCCAGTTTGTGTTGTCTACCGAGTATTCAAGACGCATAACACCTGTAGTGCCAACTGCTAATTTGACGCCAACTGCACTGACTTGTCCAGGTGACGCTGTAGGCCAGTTCAACGGAGCTGTCTGCGTGAATTCAACCTGATTTGACGTAACATAGTTGACGTTAAGAATTCGTTCTGCCCTATCTGGCAGAGTGTAGGCTACCTGACCGTTGATAATTCCGTGACGGTATTTATCAACCTTCCAGAGCTGTAGGCCTTTGTTTGCGTTGTGCGCAAAGATTAGGAACAGATTCTCGCGCAAGGCTTGAGTCTGTTCCGTTGTCAAGATTTCAGGGACGTGCCCACAACGGCGCGCAGCCTTGTCGATCATTGTTTGAAGCGTGATGAGCGCCATTGCGGTCTCCTTATTTTCCGAATCGTTTATCTGTCTTGAGTGCGGACGGTTTGACCATCTGGCGGACAAGATCTTTGTCTTCCTTCAGGTCTGCATGACCACCGCTCTTGAATGCCATAGGCTTTGGAGCCTTAGGCGCTTTGCCCATTTGGTTCGCTGCCTTTGGACCGGTCGGTCCTTTCGGACCGGCCAGTTTGCTGGGCAGCTTCGGAACCTTAGGAGCAGGCATCTTCGACGGAACAAGTCCGCCTGATGCCATTTTCACTACTGGTTTGAAGCCTTTCATTAGTTCATCCTTTGCACTTCGATAAATGTGTTTCCACCTACCTGCGTGGCATTACCATTTGTAAATACCCACATATTGATGTACTGAGTCTGAGGGGAAGCGAAGTTTGTGAAAGTCTCACACACAAGTTGATGTCTATCATTCACTCCACCAAGCGCAGTTGATGGCACCCAAACACTTGTTGCACCTGTTCCATACGCAGGAGTTGCATCGTAAGTTTGAGCACTTGATGTTGACATAGTTACACCACCAATAACATAGCCAGTATTATTATTACCTTTACTGACTGCCATTGACACCTTGATTCTATAAAGCGAACCAGTTGGTGCAGTGTTGGTCAATGTGAATGTTGGTACACCTGAGTTTGCGCCTCTAGTCAAAGTGAATCCGCCGCCTGTTGGCGGTAGAAGATTAAATGAGAAATTAGCACCGTTAACGTAGTTAACTGTACTACCAGTTAATGTTGCAGCAGTTACATTCCAGAATAATATAGCAGGGCGATAGTATGGTGAAGCATTAGCAATAGCAGTGTCAACATAGTTCTTCGTTACCAAATCAGTCGACAAGAATGATGTAGTCGCAGGACCTCCGCTAGCACCATAACCAAGGAACTGGTTAGGGAGCATAGTGCCTCTGAACACATCCAAATTGCTGAATGATACAGGGTTGACTGATGTTGATGCGAACACAACATTGAAGTTAGCTGCTGTTGTTG